TAGCGAATGGGTTAGATACGAGCCCGTAACGAGTCTTAAATCCAATTTTTGGTTGGAAAGAATTCTCACCAACGGCGCGAACCATTTGTAGAGGAACATAAGGACAATAGAATAGTCCGGCATCATAAGCACTTGAACCTTTGTAACCAACGGTAAAGAAGTTGGATGCAGAAGTAGGTGCATAAGGATCGACAAAAACTTTGAATCGACCATTAAGAGTACCAACCATTGTAGTACCGGTGTCATCAGGATGAATGTCGTTGCCTGTTGGAACGCCAGATAATTGTCCAGCCATTGCTAATGCGGAAGCTACGTCTGAAGAAGTGATAAGAATATTACCTTTTCCTCTACGTGTGGCTTTAGCAATTGCGTTAGCTTCACGTTCAATTTGGAACATCAAGCCTTTGAATTTTTCTACTGACCAACGACCGTTAGAATCAGTATCTAAATCAAATGTTCCAGCTGTCGCAACATTGTGTTGTGCGCCCTCTTTTGCATTTGTATAGATAGTCCTCATAACTTCGCGGTTAATTTCAGCAAGAACTTCACTTGAAAGAATGTTTGACAATTCTGTTTCAGCATCCAAACCGTGAACGGCTTTAAGATCCTGTGCCAATTCCATTGTGTACTCTGCTTTGAGTGCACGTGACTTAGCTGTAACAGTTACTTTGTCAATGTTGAATGCCATCTCTGGGAACGTAACGTCCTCAGCTGCGGCTGTAGTCATACCAGTACCGGTTGTTGCCTGCATGGCACCCGTTTGGGTTCCATGAGTTCCAATTCCAGTAAAACTTGTGTTAGCTTCATCAAATAAAGCTTCAGTTCCTTCTTGTGATGTATAGCGGGATCTCATTGCAAAGATCAATCCAGTTGGGCCGTTCATTGGCTGTACGCCACAAACATCATAAGCGATGAGATTAGGCATTGCTCTACGAACCAATGAGATGAGAACAGGATCAACGTAGTTGATTTCCCCGTCACCCATATTATTGGCGTGAGCTGCCTCTGAGATATTCCCAAACATACCGCCCTCTTGGCCGGCGGACTCACGCATTGCTATTTCTTGGTTCTCTAAGAGAACTGCTGTAACAGCCTTACGGTAATTGTCCTTAATCTTTGGGAGATCCTCATGCTCAAGTACTGGACCCCACTTTTTTTGAAGGTCTTCAGATAGGTACATGTTTTTCTCCTATAGGGTTAAAATTAAGATTTATAGCGACTTATCGCTGAAGTATAATATTTCATGTTTTCATCGAGTTTTACAGGTGAATTTTCTTCTGTAGTCTCAATGTTCTCATCAGTTTCAGTAATTTCTGATGTTACGGCTTCGCCCCTAGGAAAATAACTTTCTTTCAGAACGGATAATTTTTCGGCATACTGTTCGGTATTTTCAAATTCAATACCTTCTGCCAATTTTGAAATTTTTTCAGTCTCAGTATCGGCCAAGTCTTTAGTTGCCTCTTTAAGTGCATCTTCTTTCTTGAATAGTGACAATTCTTTTTGAAGTTCAATTCCACGATTGATTTCTTCATCTAAAGAGTTCTCAAGGTCATCAACTTTTGTGAATAAGTCGTCAACCATGTCAACTTTCTCTTCAGGAATATCAATGTAATGCTCGGAGAAAAGAGTTTGAAGTCCGGACATGAAATCTTCAACCAATTCAGAACGAATTCCTCTTTCGATTGCAATTTCATTTTCTTTCATCCACTCTTCAACAACATATGTTAAATAACCGTCAACCTTTTCAGTAAGTTCTTTTTGGAAATTTTCGCTATGAGCTGATTGTTCTGTCTCATGTAGTTTTTCAATTTCCTCAACTTTTTTATTAACTTCTTCGATGACTTTAGCTCTAACTGCAGCCTCAAAGATAGTTGATGATTTTTGTTTAAATTCGGGAGTAAGTGAATCTTCACCCTCAACTAATGCGGCAATATCGTCTTTAACATCGATCTTAAGATCCTCTGCCTTAATTGCTGCTTTAGTACGCTTAGATTCAGATGCTTCTTCTTCATCTTCTTCTCCGTCTTCTTGTTCTATAATAGACATAGCTTTGACGATTTGTTCATATTTTGCGGATAACTGATCTTTTTTCAGTCCGTTAGCAATTTCATAAACAGATTTCAACATACCATTTTTAGTTTTTGGTACAGCTGACTCAAGCTTAGTTTTAGTAATAGGGATAGTCTTCTCTCCCTTTTCAGCGGTTTTAAACTTAGCTTTTTTGTCACGTTCAAAGTCTTGTGATTCTTCGACATCTTCATCGTCTTCATTTTCCTCGTCAACATCCTCTTCGTCACCTTTACCTTTTTTGGCATCGATGGCTTTTTGAAGCGCAGGAGGTAAACTTCCTTCCTCTACCTCATCCTCTTCTGGTTCGTCTGAAGAATCTTGTTCAACTTTCGCTTTTGCTTTTTCTGAAAGTTCTTCTTCTGCTATTTCTTCAGACTCTTGTTCTAAAATTTCTTCAGACATTAAGGTCTCCTAATTTATTTTTGTGTTTACATTTATCTAAATGATAATGTGTACAATTATTTATTATATTTAGTAAATTCATAATTTTGACATAAAAGTTTCAAAGGCGGTAATCTGACCCTCAGTTGTAGATTTCAATTTCAAAGATTTTTCGATTCGGGCGATGTGGCGTTCATCAAGAATACCGTTATCCCAGATCCATTCTTTACCTTCCATAACACCATTAACAAATGCTTGTGGTGCGGAAGGATCGGCAACGATATCTGCAGCTGTAGCAAGATAAAAATCATCTTGTACTTGACTACAATTACGCCCCATGGGTTTTAAGGAACCCATCCCTCTAGATGAAACTCCCAAACGGGCACCTTCATCAATGAGATTCTTTACAATTTTTCCGTAAGGTGTATCCATTATTTTTGCTCGACCCACGAAATTGTTTCCATCCTCTTTTAATTCTTGTATCATATGGGAAACTCTTTCGAGATTTACTGTAGGTCCCTCTGGATGTCCTAATTCACCAAAAGCTCTGTTTTGTTTGATGTAATTTTGATCATATCTTTTGGCTTCTTTTTGTAATATAGCTTTAGGATATAATCGGCCATTGCGATTCTTCATATTAGCCTGCATAAATACACCCTCAATGAAGTAATTCTTTCCTTGTTTATCGCTTTCGCAAATAAATTCCACATCTTCTAATGTTTCGCAAATAAGCTTCATATTTCTCCTCTATCTACCAGTTATTAGGTGATATTGCGGTGTAAGTACCATTTGTTACATCTGCTCTAATAAATTGATCTGCATCTTTATTAATTTTTGTTACTGAACCAGCAGGTAAAGTAATAGAACCCTGAACCGTTCCGTCCGTATCATCTGCAGTTCCATCACTTTCAATTACAGAAATAACTGAAATAGCTGAGCAATAAACTGCAACGCACGTTGCATTACTCAAACTTAAATTAGTAGCAGTTGTGGCAGTCTTTGCTGACAATAATTTCATTGAGTCTCCGTTGTTTCTGTCATAGATGCCTCAGCTGTGGGTTCTTCCACTTCTGCTGTTTCATTTTGATGTAAAAAGGAACTTGCGATCTCTTTTTTCTTATCTTCTAATGCTACCATAACTTTTTGTTGTAGTGCAGTACCAATCGCATCCTTTGTTGCAGCAGCATCACCCTTAAATGATAATGATACTATATTGTCAATAGCAGTTGCTTCAGACATATATTCTCCTATTAAATCTCTATTATATTTATACTATTTATAAATTTTAACCACTTATTACTTTTAAGTCTGGTTTTCCCTCTGTTGGATCATATTCTGACCATTGATCCTGAGGTTCTTCCTCACCTTCAGCTGGTTGATCCTCAGCCTTCTCTTGTTCAATTTGGTCTTTAATTTCATCTATTTCCTCTTGTGTCAACTTGAGTATATTTTTATTTATATACTCTTTGGAGAAGAATTTACCAACAACATCTTCTCTATAACCCATATCCTGAACTAATATACCTATTCTTTCTTTCATCATTTGAGAATCTTTTAGTTCCATGAAATGAGAATCTGAATTCCATTCGTATATTATTTCATCTTTTATGAGTTTCCAATCAGTTGAAGCAATCACACCTTTAAGTAATAACTGTTTTTCAATGAGATCATCGAACACCATTTGAAATCTATTTCTTAATCTTTCAATGAAACGAGTAAATTTTACTTCATCTCTTGAAATCTCTTCTGCTCTTCCTAGTATAAAACCTGAATCTTGTTCTAACCGTGAAGGGGGAACATTAAGTGCTTTGTATAGTTTTGTTTTGAAGTACTCAACATCGGCCAACTCACCAAGGTTCTCCCCTCCCGGTAATGTTGTAATTTCTGTACCTCTACCACCTTCTCTTCGTGGAAGCCAGTAATCCTCTAACATACTCATGTGCTTGCGATCATCTTTAATATCACCAGTCTGTGAATCATACACAAGTTTGTTCTTGTATTTGTTCATAATATCACGTAGATACTGTTCAGCTTTAACTTTTGGTAAGTTACCTACATCAATATAGAATATTCTACGTTCAGGAGCACGAGAAATACGATAAATAACAACCGCGTCTTCTATCATTCGTAATTGATTAAGTGGTTTGATTGCCTTGTGTAGATGACCCAATACTAATTTACGTTCAGGATCTAATACACCAGAATGAACATAAGAAACTGAATCAACTGCTATTTGTATTGTTTGTCCACCTACTTGATTTGTAATTCCATACTCATTAAACAAGTAATATTCATTGAAACCACTAGTATCGAGTTGAACGCCATCGGGGCCGTTCTTTATTCTGGGTTGTCGAATCTTTTTTATTTTTAGGGGATCAATAGGGCGTAGTTCTAATATACCACGTTTAGGGTTTCTATCATCAATGATAATATGAAAATACATCCTACCATCGACATACCACTTTTTAAGTAATTCATATCCCACTTTTCTAAAATCAAGTAAACGAACCAACTCTTTAAACTCGGTTTGAATACTATCCTTAATGGGCTGGGATAGATTTGATTTCTCTAGACTTATACTAATAGGAGATTCTTCTCTATTAACAACGACCGCCTCATTAATAATATCATCTATTGCTTGATCACATTCGGGATATTGTGCCATTTCCCTATATTTTTTGATCAACTCTAATTCATTTTTTGCGAAACCCTCAAGGTCTACATACGTTCCGTATGCTGTTCCTGTGGGACCAACTTCAATCGCACCGTCTTCTGGTTCAGGTAGAGCAAAGGCTTTCTTCCTTTGCTCATCCTTATCAACTCTTCCTATAGAAAATCCAAATAATTCAATAGCCATGCATTTTTTCCTATGTTATGTTTTTATATTAGGTCGTAGCGCCAACGGACCCTGCTGTTTGTGTCCAGTGTGAGAATTCCCAAGTTACCTCAAATGTTTGAATTTCGTTAGTTTCCCAATCAAGACTAATTTCACCTACTTCACTTGGCCAACAATTATATATAGTAACTGAATTTTTTATGTTGGTTGCCGATGAATTGTTTGGATCATCTTTCCCCATTTGATCAATCGTCATTTCACCACGATAACTGCCGTATGTTAGACTGCCGTCTTTTCTTTTGTTTGTTGCATGCCCATTAATATGATCCATCCATTTTAATACATCACCTCGTAAACTATGATCCTCATCATTATAAAATTCTGTGGTTATCTGTTGAGCTTCCCTATTACCAGGAATTGTTACAGTTCTACCCATATAAGCTACCTCTGCGGTAGTGATTGTAGAAGCTGGAAAAGATGTGGTTTTTGCTCTGTAAGGACCTGAACTTTGAAGCGGCGATGATGCCGTTGCTGCAGCACCAAAGCCGGCCGCGGTAAATTTAACTCTAAACAGAGATGCCATCGCACCTCCGTTGGTCATTTGACCCATAAACGTTTCAATTTCAAATTCTTTTACTACTGCTGGTGTTGTCATTTTTTTCCTTTTAACGCTTTTGCGCCAATAACTGTTATTTAATTTAAAAACAAAAGATGAGGAAGTCTTTTTTACAAGTACTGCCTTCGCAAGTTATCGTCTTTCCTCATCTTTATATTAATATTTATATTACTTATCCACCGGTAATTTCACTAAATTCAACTCCCGATCTTACAGCAACAAATTGTAACTGAATAAAGTTAATTGAACGTGAAGGTTT